AGTGAAGCACAAGCAAAAAAGAAAGGCAAAGAAATTAGAGAAGCGTTTGTTTCTGCTATTGATGGATTGTCGGAACTATTGGAAGCAGTTAAAAAGAAAGTTACGCAGACGGGAATTATTTTAAGCATTGATGGTAGACCCATTAAAGTAGATAGTCCTCATAAGTCTTTAAACTTCTTGCTTCAATCCGGTGCCGCCTGCGTAGCTAAGCGGTGGATGGTTATTAACGACGAAACTATTAAACAAACAGGGCTGTGTGCATCACAGCTCGCATTTATACATGACGAATTACAATTCGAGTGTGCTCCCGAGCACGCAGACGACTTATCAACATCCTTGGTATTTGGCGCTGCAGCGGCTGGAGAGTACTACAACTTACGAATCCCAATCGAAGCAGAAGCTAAGCAAGGGAAGAACTGGGCGGAGGTCCATTGATGAAACTACTCATTGATGCAGACTACATTGTCTATAAAGGCTGTGCAGGGGCTGAAGACGAGATTGATTGGGGTGATGATGTAATCACTGTGGTCAGTAAGTTCTCCGAAGCTTATAAAAATGTCTGTAAGGACATCACTAGAATTCAAGCCCAGTTCATGTGGGACATACCAGAAGTGGTACTGTTCTTCAGTGACTCTAGGAATTTTAGGAAAAAAATTTACCCAGAATACAAGGGCCATCGAAATAGAAAGAAGCCCTGCGGTTACAAACGTGTCATCAGAGAGCTTGGTAAACACTACCAAGTAGAAATGATGGACGAGCTAGAAGCTGATGATGCTATGGGCATCTACGCCACGGCTCATCCAGGCAACATCATCTGCTCACCTGACAAGGATATGAAACAAATTCCTGGCAGGGTATATGACATGAAAGAGACGACGTTGATTGATCCTGTAGAAGGTGCTCGATGGCATCTAATCCAGACAATTGCTGGTGACCAAACAGATGGCTACTCCGGCGTACCTGGCTACGGAGTCAAGCGTGCTGTCAGTTTATTTGAAGAAAATGGATACACCTGGGAGACAGTCGTCGATGCGTTTGCCGAGAAAGAACTCGATGAAGATGTCGCACTGTTGAACGCACGCCTTGCACGCATCCTTACCTGTACTGACTATGACCCAATCAATAAACGAGTCATTCCTTGGACCCCCACCCCCGGTTACCGAGTTGACTATGGAACAGGAGTTCAAGATGAGAAGGCTTGATGACCTTCTACCTCAAGCAGACAAAGAGGATCTGATTACTATCCTTACTTCCCTACAACATCAGAACTTTGTTCTGTGTAATACCGTATCAAACCTAGTTAAAGAATGGCCAGTTCACCCCCTTACTACACCAGAGGTTCCATTGAATGCTGGGACTTCATCAGAGACCAAGAGCTGAACTACCACATGGGATGTGCTGTTAAGTACATCGTCCGTGCTGGTTGGAAAGACAGCAAAGAAGCAGATCTAAAAAAAGCAATCCACTATCTACAAAATGAGTTACAGCATACATATGCAGAGTCAGAGCTTGATGGATCAAGCCGAGGCGTTCCGAGCAGCCTATTCCCTGTCACAGACTGGTAAAGGAGCACGCAAAGTACAGAAGGCATTGATCGATGAAGAGTGGAGTGAGTTCCACGAAGCCTTTTACTTTGAAGATGAGTGTGATCAGTTGAAGGAGCTGGCGGATCTCGTATTCGTTTGTTACCAGATGGCTGCTTCACAGGAGTGGGATCTTGATGAGGCTATGCGTCGTGTGTATGCATCAAACATGTCCAAGCTTGGTGAAGATGGCAAACCTATCTACAGAGCAGACGGCAAGGTGCTGAAGGGACCTAACTACAAACCACCCACACTTACAGACCTAGTTTAATAATGACCACATCACTTATCTCACGTACTGGACGTGTACAATCGTGGCTCGACAACCCTGAATCACGGCTTCCAGTTTCATGCACTGTCTTCGTAGTTGAAGATTCAATGGAGGGTGACAATGGAATCGAGGCGAGCTGGCGTTTTGCGAGCCATGCTCTTAGAAATGGAGCGGGTTGCGCAATCCACCTGTCAAAACTCAGACCAAAAGGAACTGAATCTCGTAAAGGAGATGATGTCCTCGTTGCATCAGGTCCAGTCTCATTCGGAAAAATCTATTCAACATTGAACGAGATACTTCGTAGAGGCGGGACGTACCGCAAT